CGCCGTCGCTGCTGAACTGCTGACCCCCAACCTCGTCCCCGCCTGACCCCGCCGCCGGCGTACCGACGCGCGACGGGGGCGGGGCGTCCGGGCACAGGTTCCCCGGGGGGCGGGCATGATGCAGGCTGACACACTCCGACCGCACCACGGCGAGGCGGGGAATGCCGATAAGTCGGCACTGTAGGGGGACATGGGGCGGAAGCGGCTTTACTCTGACGAGCAGATCGTCGCGGCCCTGACCGAAACGAAGGGCATGGTGTACCTCGCCGCCGACCGGGTGGGGTGCAGCCCCGACACGATCTACGCCCGCGCGGAGAAGTCGAAGGCGGTCAAAGACGCCATCCGCAACGAACGCGGGAAGGTGGTCGATACCGCCGAGTTGAAGTTGTTCGACGCCATCCAGCGGGACGAGCCGTGGGCCATCCGCATGGCCCTGATGACCATTGGCAAAGACCGGGGCTACCAGGAGAAGGCGGCCGACCCGCCGCCCCCCGCCCCGCCGACCGGGGGCATCTCGATTGAGGACGCCGTGCGACTCCGGGACGACCTCGCCCGGCGTGACCGCGACCGCGTGGGACGAGACGTGTCGGGCGCTGTACCCGTGGTTCCCGAAGGAGGGGCCGCAGGCGGCGGCGTTCCTGTCCCCGGCGGATGAATTGTTCTTCGGCGGCAAGGCCGGTGCCGGCAAGTCGGACCTCCTCATCGGCCTCGGGCTCACCGCCCACCGAAAGAGCTTGTTCCTCCGGCGGCAGGCGACGCAGCTCCAAGAAGTGTCGTCCCGGGTGCAGGAGATTCTTCGGCCGGGCGACAAGTACAAGCACGTCGGGCACGGCGGGCTGTTGACCACTTCGGACGGCCGGACCATCGAGTTCACCGGCTGCGACAACGAGAAGGACAAGCAGAAGTTCAAGGGCCGCGCCCACGACGCGAAGTTGTGGGATGAGGTCGTGGACTTCCCCGAGAGCGTCTACACGTTCGTGAACGGGTGGAACCGCACCACCGTCCCGGGCCAGCGGTGCCGGGTGGTGTGCGCGTCGAACCCGCCGACGACCGCTGAAGGGGAGTGGGTGATTCGGCGGTGGCGGGCGTGGCTGGACCCGCAGGCCGGCAACCGGGCGGGGCCGGGCGAGTTGCGGTGGTACACGACGATCGGGGAGACGGAGGAGGAGTTCGCGGGGCCGGACCCGGTGACGGCGGGCGGGCACACTTACCACCCGCGGTCGCGGACGTTCATCCCCGGCGACATGATCGACGTGCTGGTGGCGACCGGGTACGCGAACACGCTGGCGACGCTGCCCGAACCGCTCCGGTCGATCTACCTCCGGGGCGACTTCGGGGCGGCGAAGCAGGACGCCCGGTGGCAGTTGATCCCGACGCGGTGGGTGGAGGCGGCGAACGACCGGTGGGCGGAGCGGTACGCGAAGCGGGGGCCGGTGCGGGCGGTGGGCTGCGACCCGTCCCGGGGCGGGCAGGACAAGGCCGTGGTGGTGCCGCGGTACGGGGCCGAGCGGCCCGACGACGGCGCGGTCATCGGCCCGCTGGCCAGGAAGCCCGGGAAGGAAGTGCTGAAGGGCGAGGACTTGCTCCCACTGGTCCAGTTCGCGGGCGGCGGCGTGCGGGGGGTGCCGACGAACGTGGACGCCATCGGCATCGGCAGTTCCGTCGTGGACTGCGCGAAGTTGCTCGGCGTGCCGGACATCGTGCCCGTCGTCGTCTCCAACGCGACGGGCTGGCGCGACCCCAAGATTCCGAAGATCGCGTTCGTGAACCTCCGGGCGGCGATGATGTGGAACGTCCGGTGCCTCCTCGACCCGGAGCGGGGGCCGCCGGAAACGCGGCTAGCCCTGCCCCCCGACCCGGAGCTCAAAGCCGACCTGACGGCGCCGGCCTACGCGATGACGACCAGCGGCGTGAAGGTAGAGAGCAAGGAGGACATCCACAAGCGGCTCGGCCGGTCCACGGACGCGGGCGACGCCGTGGGGTTGGCGTGCTGGTACGTCGCGCCGCCGAGCGTGTCTACCTTCACCTTCTGACGCCCCCACAGGTTCCCCACGCCCGCCGGATACTGCGGGCATGGATCACCCTTGGCAATACGGGCAGGTACCGGCACAGCCGTCCCCGGCGAACGTCCAGGCCCGTACGTACCTGCTCGACCTGATGCAGCGGGGTCTCCCGGGCTACCCGACCGACGACCGACACCTCCAGTCGCAGAAGTTCACGGGGATCATCTACACCGCGATCCGGCCGCTGATGCGGGCGGTCCGCAAGGCCGACGTGGTGTGCCTCCGGCGCGTCCGCAAGCGGCGGAACCGCACCACGTTCGGGCCGGGTAGCGTCGTCGCCAAGAGCATGTCGGCGGGCCACGGGAAGTCGCAGCGGGACGACTACGTGCCGGTGGACGCGGACCACCCGGTCGCGCGGCTCCTCGACCGGCCGCAGCAGCGGGACGGCACCGAGACGATGGGCGACGTGCTCGAATACGCGACGCTTCAAGCGTGCCTGACCGGGGTGTCGCCCTTCTGGTGCGTGCCGAGTGCGAAGTATCTGAGCGGCGGCACATGGCGGCCGGTGCAACTCTACGCGCTGCCGACGGCGCTCACCCAGCCGCAGCCGGCCGCGTCCGCCGAGTACCCGTCGGGGTGGTATCGGCTACTCCCCTACTACGCCACGCCGACGGGCGGGGCGGGGTTCTTTAGCGGGCGGGCGGTCGGGGCGATCGGCGCCCCCCTCGACGGCCGCGAGGTCAAGCGGCGGCTGTACAAGCACCCGTTGTACCGCTGGGACGGGTATTCGCCGCTGACGGCGTGCGCGTTCCTCCTCGACGTGGCGGAGGCGGTGGATCAGGCGCGGTGGGCGCAGATGCAAAGCGGCATCAACACGTCGCTGCTCATCATGGCGAGCGGCATGGACAAGCCGGCCGTGGACCGGTTCGGGCAAGAGATGACGCAAGCGAAGGGCGGGGCTCGCAACAACCGCACGCTCACGGTGCTCAGCTCGCCGAACCCCGAGTCGAAGTTCACGGCAACCACGCCGCACGCGGGTCAGGCCCGGCTCGACTACTCCGACGACTGGGAGCAGGTGCAGGCGGCGGTGCTGGCCGTGTTCGGGACGCCCCGCACCGTGGCCGGGCTGTCCACGGCGACGGGGCACGCTGAGTTGTACGCGGCGAAGAAGCAGTTCTTCGAGGGCACGGTGCAGCCGGAGTGTGAGGAGTTGGGCGACTTCCTCACGGCCGCGGTGGCGCAGCCGTGGGAGGAGGAGGACGGCGAGTTGTTCGTGGAGTGCATCCCCGAGGAGCCGAAGAACGAGGACTCGCACGTCATCCCCGCGGGCGACCGGGTGACGATGAATCTTGTGACCGTCAACGAAGGGCGGGCGTCGCAGAACCTCCCGCCGCTGCCGGGTGGCGACCTCCCGATGGAAGTCTGGTTGAAGAAACTTGACGGGATCGCCAACCCGGCGCCGCCTCCGCCCCCGGAACTGGCCGGCAAACCGGGCGAGGGCAAGCCCGGGAAGGACACGCCGACCGGCGGGGCGCCACCCGCCCCCGACAACCCGGATGGGGCGAACACGAGGCCGCCGACGGGACCGCGGGCGAACAAGGCGGTGCCGGACGCGATGAGCACGCTGGTGGACTCGGCGGGGGGCGTGCTGGTGCCTGTTACGGTGGTGAGGGGGCGGAAGGCGCGGCGGTTGCTGCGGCGGCCCCTCAAGAGGGCACTGACGTGACGATCCACGCCCCGACGTACCCGAACGCTCACCCGATCTTCCGGTGGGATGGGTTGAGCCCGCTAGTAGCCGCGGCCGCGTGGCTGGACCTGTGCGAGCAGATCGACGCTGCCCAGTCCCGCATCTTCCTCAACGGGTTGCCCGAGAGGAAGGACGACGCCCCCGCCGTCGTGGACGACTCCCCCGCGGCGATGATCGCCCGGCTGACGGCGGGGGAGCAGGTGGGGACGTGCGACAGTTGCGGCGCGGTAGACGTGTGCATTCACCGGGGGTCGTACACCCGCGCGATGTACGACGACGTGTGGATGTGCGAGGACTGCCACTCGCAGGCCCGGATGGAAGAGTGATGGGCGCCGACGCCCGCGTGGCCGTCGTGCAACTCGCCGCGGCCTTGTCCGACCGGCCGGAGGCGTTGGCGCTGCTGCGGACGCTGTTGTTGGCACTCGGCCAGCCGGGGGCGGCGGCGGTGCTGGTGCCTGTGAAGGGGTAAGCCGTGCCGCGTCCCGAAATCCTGATCCCCCTGTCGGTCGCCCGGCGCGATCGTGCCTTGCTCAAGGCCGAGCTGCGCGGCGAGCGGCGGGCCACGCTGCGGTTGCTCAAGTCGCTCGGGGTCAAGGACGCTTCCGGCCACATCCATGGCGAGCACGGGCGGTTTGCGGCGGGGAGCGGGGTGGACGCGCCGACGGCCGAACAAGTTGCCGCCGCCCTGCAAGCGGCACCCGTGATGAAGGGGGTCGGGCCGAGTCGGTTCGGGTGCGCGATGGTGCCTGTGACGGGGCCGGGGGCCGATGCCCTGCTGGCGATGGCCGCCCGCGTGGCCGACTCCGACCTCGCCGACGACGGGCGAGAGGACGAGCCGCACGTCACCGTCCGCTACGGGCTCCACACCGACGACGCCCGGGAGGTGGCCGCGGTCCTGGCGGACGAGTCGCCGGTGTCGATGCGGTTGGGGGAGGTATCGATTTTCCCCGGGGCCGAGAGCGGTAAGGACTATGACGTGCTCAAGGTGACGGTGGAGGGTGACGACCTTCCCCGTATCCACGCCAAACTCGGCACACTGCCGCACACCGATACGCACTCGAATTACAAGCCGCACGCGACGATCGCCTACGTCAAGGCGGGACTGGGAGAACGGTACGCGGCAGAGTTCGGCCGGGTGGACGCCGACGCCACTGCCGACCGGGTGACGTACAGCACGGCCGACAAACTCAAGACCACGATCCCCCTTCGGGGCGGGCCGCTGGCGAAGGCGGTGCCGGCCGGCGACGCCGACGACTACGGCCCCCTCTACGAAGCCGCGTTGGAAGCCGTCATCCACGCCCGCGAGACGGGCGACGACGACGCCGTGGCGGGGATCGTGGAGGCGTACCGCGAGCACCTGGACACCGGCGGGGCGATCCACAAGGCCGGCAAGTGGGACACGAACAAGCACCCGCGGGACGACCACGGCAGATTCGTGAGTCGGGATGCGATCGCCGACGCGAAGGGCAACCCCGAGAAGGAGGAATCGCTCCGGGAGAAGGTGACGGACCCGGAGGAGCGGGAAAAGCTCGACAACGCCCTGGCCGGGACGACGGACTTGGGGCGGACGAAGGCCGGGCAGCGGAAGCACGAGGCGGGTCAGCGCCGGGCGAAGCGGGCGGCCGACCACGCCCGCGCCGGGGAGATCGCCGACAAGATCGGCGCCGGCACGGCGACGCATGAGGAGATGCACGAGTTGGGCGACCACCTCGAAGGGCTGACGGTGGACAAGCTGCGGGCGTTGCAGAGCCGGATTCCCACGGCGGGGCGGACGCCGCGGAAGGCCGACATGGTGGCGGCGCTGCGGGAGTCGTTGGAGCGGTCGGCGCACGCGAAGCGGGTGGAGGCCGGGGCGGCGGGTGTGGAACAACGCCCGGCGGCGGACCACGCCCGACTCGCCCTCGCGGGGATGCAACCGAACCGCTACGACGTGACGACGGCGGGGGGCGAAGTGGTGCCCGCGGGCAAGGGGTATCAGCGGTGGGAGGGCGGCGGGAGGGCGGTCGGGTACACGGCGGAGCAGGCGGCGAAGGTCGCCGCGGGGGTGACGCCCGACCACGCCGACCGGCGGATCGCCGAGCACGAGGCGGCGGCGTCCGCGGCGGGTCTGGACGACGTGCAGCGGGAGTACCACGCGACGGTCGCGGACCAGTTGCGGGCGCACAAGGAGGCGGTGTTCGGTGGGGCGAAGCCGGTTGCAGCATCGCTCGAACCCGCCGCGGTTGCCGACCCGCACACCGGCAGTGTGTTCAAGGACCGCATCGGCAAGCCCATCATGCACGAGGGTCGGCCGCTGCGGTACGGCGACGTAATGGTTCACACCGACTGGAAGGGACGCGAGTCGCTGGTCGATGTGGGCCATGCGTGGGCTAACGGCGCCCCGGGCGGTGATGGGGTGAGCCGCGACCGGGTGACGGTGATGCCGAGTGCGAGTACGCACCTTGCTGGGTTTGGTCGGCCGGACAGTGAGGTTGATTTGTCGGACCTAAAACGGGCGACGCACGACGATGTGAAGCGGCTTGCGGCGGCCACCGGTGGTAAACCTGACGAGTTCCTACGGCCGCACCTACTAGCCGAAGGCAAGTCCACTGACCCCGCCCCGGCGAAAAACCCGCTCAGCCCCACCCCCGCCGACATCGAGGACGCCAACCGCCAGATGCGCGACATGGAGCGGGAGCGGCAGGTGCGGGAGGACGACGACGCCGAGTACGAGAACCGCAAGGCGAACTGGGACGACTGGGAGGACAAGCGGGAGCGGATGGAGGCGTGGGAGCGGGACAAGCCGGACAGTCTCGCGGCGCGGGGGGCGGCGGCTGCGGCGCGGGGGCGGATGGCGCCGCCGGACCGGGGCGGGAGCGTGGGGACGGTGCCGGCCGCGGGTACGACCCGCGAGACCGTCGCCGGTGCCCAGCCCATCGCCCCCACGCCCGCGAAGATCAACCCCGGGCGCGGCCCGGAGGACAACGGCCCGACGTTTCGGCCGGTGCCGGGGGCGACACCTGGCAAGCCCGTCCGCCACGAGGCCGGGAAGAAGTTGACCCCGGCCGAACGTGACGAAGTGCTGCGGTCCGTCCGCGACGTGTACCGCGAGAAGGGACACCAGAAGGACGAGTTAAAGGGCTATCGCCGCGACAGTGGCGACCCGATCTACGGTTACGCGCACGCCCCCGAACACTTTGAGCGGTCCGACATCACCGGGGCGAAGGTCCGCCACTACGTTACGCTGCCGGACGGTCGGAAGGCCCACCCGTCGGAACTGTACCCGGAGATCAAACAGAGCGACATCGACCGCCATCACGGCGAGCAGGAGGCCGCGGCGCTCGACAAGGAGAGGCGTGGGAAGGACAAAGACGCCCGCGCCGCCACGACGAAGGGCGACGCCAATTCGGCCTACCAAGTAACCCGCCGCCCGATGGAGGGGTCGTACTTCGTCAAGCACCCTGACGGCCGGATTGCCCGCGTGGACGGCACCGATCTGGAGGACGTGGAGCATTACCAGTCTCGCGGGTTCGAGCCGGTTACGGCGCCAATCACGGCCCCCGCGACGCCGAAGGCCGGCGCTCCCGCCACCGACCCCCACCTCGCCCCCGTCCTCGCAGCCCACGCGGCGGCCCCGGAGGGCTCGAAGCTCCGCGACTACCTCGACGCGGCCGTGGCAAACGCCAGTCCCGCCGGACACGACGCCAGCAACCCCCCGAAGTCGCTGACCCCGGAACAGGGGCGGCGACTGCGGAAGGAACTGGCGTCCGCCCACGCCGACGCGCACCAGGCCGGCAACCTCACGCCCGAGGACGACGCGGCGTTCGGCAAGGTGATGCAGGGATTGGGGGTGAAGCCGCTGCACGAGGTCGGCGCGACGGTGCCGTTCGACCCGGCGACGATGGAGAGCAGCAGCGGCGTCAGCACGGGCGCGCCGGTGACGGTCGGCCGTCGTGGGCGGTCGGGGCTGTACGGGGACGCCAAGACGGGGCACGAGAACGTCGGGAATAATGTGCGGCGGGCGGTGGTGGCGCCGGCGGCTGCTACGGTGGGGAAGCCCACCCCGCCGGAGAAGCCCGTGCCCGCCGCCAAGCCCGCCCGCAAGCCGAAGGCAGACACCGCCGCGACCTCCGGTTACGGCCAGTCTGGGGCCGACCATCCGCTCGCCGGGTTGGACCGGGAGTCGCAGTGGAAGCGGCTCGGCCACCTGTCGGGCGATAGCGGCGAGGCCGACCGGGAGAGGTTGATCGCATCCGGGCCGCCGAAGGGGCTCAACCTCGACACGTTCAACCGGGACGTTCACGCGGCCATCGCCCACGCCGACGACCAGGGGCTCAACGCGGCCACGGCCGAGGCCGTCTACGACCGCGCCGGTAAGAAGCACGGACTGACGAAGGCCGGATTTGTCCGGGCAATGGCCGCCCTCCACAACGACGAGGACAACCCCGACCGGATGGGTCGCCCGGGCGCGTCGCAGGGCACCGACCTACTCGCCGCACAGGGGCGCGACCCCGAGTTGATGATGCCGGACTCGGGCGGCGCCGCGAGTCAGTTTCGGCTCCCGCGTGGGGCTGACGCTGCGACCCTCAAGGCAGAGGGGGAGCGGTTGTACGGCGGAGAACCACCGCCCCCAAAAGCCCCGTCCTGACGCACCTCCCGCCCCGTCCGGCGCCGGCCGCGCCGGCGGGGTCACTTCCCCACGACGACCGGCACCACCTCGCACGCCCCCGCGTCCACCATCACCACCCCGCCGTAGGCGTCGCTCCTGACGAGCGGGTCGCCGCCGTCCGTCACGCCGACCACGGTGCCGGTGACGCGCGTGGGCGAGCCGGGGGCGACGGGGTAGGTGACGCGGGTACCGGGTTGGTAGCCGTCCATTTCAGGCCCTCCCGCGTCCATCCTACACACCTCCGTCCACAGGTTCCCCGGCGCCGCTTGATACTGCGGGCATGGGTCCGACCCGCCACGCCACCGCCGCCGCCCTCGCTCTGCACAAGAGCACGGACTCGCGCCGCATGTCGGTCACGGCGGCGCTGACGTACCCCGGCACCGACCGCGCCGGCGACCGGGTGCGGCCCGACGGCGGCAACTACGCGGCCCACCAGCTCGACCCGGTGGTCGGGTACGAGCACCTGTCCTGGAACAAGGCCGGGACGGATTGGGTGTATGCCGGGCACCGGAACGCGAGCGAGCGGCCGGTGGTGATCGGCACGGCCCGCGACCCCATCAGCGGCCTGTATGGGGTGACGCACAAGGCGGTTCAGATCGACGGGAAGGCCGTCACGCTCCCCTTCGGCACGACCTACTTCGACGCCCGGGACAAGCTGCAATCGCAGATGTTCGGGCTGATCGAGGACGACACGCTCCCCGCGGTGTCCGTCGAGATCGACCTCCGCACGTCCGTGTTCAAGGCTCTCGGCCAATCCCCGCTGGAGCCCCGCCCGGCCTACGACCTGGACCGGTGGGGACTCATCCGCTGGGTCCACTGCGCCGAGCCGGTCAACGAGGGGGCGCTGACGCTCCGTAAGTCGCTCACGCCCGCGTGGGAGCGGATGCTCCGCGTCGCCGAGAGCGGCAAGGTGCGGGGCGAAGTCGCACACCCGGTTCTGCTGAAGGCGGTGCGGTTCCGGTTCCCCGCGGTCAAGTCGAACGCCGTTGCCGGCAACTATGCCCCGACTCTGGAGAAGGCCATGCCCGACGAGATGGAGGCCGCGTACGCGCCGGAGGAGACGCCGGCCGAGCCGACGGGCGGCGGGAGCACGCCGACGGTGCAAGCCCTCTACCAGCTCGCCCAGAGCCTTCAGGACATGAAGGCCCAGGTCGAGGAGATGTTGGAGGGGTCCGAACACGTCAAGGGCAAGAAGTTCGCCGCGAAGCTGCTGGCCGACCTGGACGACACGGCGGCCGACGCGACCGACATGGCCGCGAAGATCGAGGCCGAACTCGGGGCGAAGGAGGACGCCGAGCCCGACGCCGAACCGGAGCCGGACACGGAGCCCGACGACAACGAGCCGGACGACGAGGGGGTGCTGAAGTGCATCCGCCGCCGACCGGCGGTGCTGAAGGCGATCCGCCGGTTCACCGTGGCGGAGATCAAGAAAGCGGCGACGGTGACGCCCGAGCCGGCACCGGCCCCCGCGGCAGACCCCGACGTGGCGTTCTTCGCCGACCTCCAACGCACCAACCCGAAGGCTTACCGGCGCATCTGCCGGCAGGCCGAGGAACTGACCGCCCGCTGACCGCGGCGACACCCCTACGGAGCCCAGTCCGATGCCGACGCTGACCCCCGAGGAAGTCGCCGCCACGTTCCGGCAGGCGAAGAAGAAGCAGACCGACGACGACATGGTGCCGGCGGACCGCGCGGGCGCCCGCGACGCGCTGAACAAGGCGACCGTGCCGGCGCAGGCGATCGACCACGACGCCGAGGGGCGGTGGGGGTTCAACTCCTTCGCCGACTTTCTCGGCGAGGTGAAGCAGTGCCCCAACAAGCAGACGCCGACCGACCGTCTGCTCAAGGCGTACAACTCGCCGTCCGTCATCCGCAAGGCCGCGACGGGGATGGGCGAGCTGGTCGGCAGCGACGGCGGGTTCCTCGTGCCGCCGTCGTTCAGCACGAAGATTTTCGAGCGGATGTACAACGAGAACGCGCTGCTGTCCAAGACGGACCAGTACCCGGTCAGCGGGAACTCGATGACGTTCCCGCGGAACGCCGAGACGAGCCGCGTGGACGGCTCCCGCTGGGGCGGCACGCGGTCGTACTGGGTGCAGGAAGGCAGCACCATCACCGCGTCGCAGCCGACGTTCGGCAAGTTCACCCTCAACCTCCACAAGCTCGCCACCGCGGTCGCCCTGACCGGCGAGCTGAAGCAGGACGCCCCGGCGCTGGAGGCGTACCTCTCCCGCGTGTTCGCGGCGGAGATGGCGTTCGAGACCGGCAAGGCGATCTACCGCGGCAACGGCAGCGGCCGGCCCCTCGGGTTCCTGAACGCCGCGTGCGCGGTCACGGTGTCGAAGGAGGTCGGGCAGGCGGCGGCGACGCTGACCAGCGAGAACATCGTCAAGATGTGGGCGCGGCGGTTCTCGATGGGGCCGACCGGCGCGTACATGTGGCTCATCAACCAGGACGTGGCGCCGCAGCTCCACCTGCTCACCCTCGGGATCGGCACGGCCGGCATCGCCACCTACATGCCCCCGGGCGGGCTGTCGGCGGCCCCCTACGGCACCCTGATGGGAGCGCCGGTGGTCGAGGTCGAGTGGGCCAGCACCCTCGGCACCGTCGGCGACATCGCGCTGGTGGACCTGTCGCAGTACGTCACGATCAGCAACGGCGGGCCGCAGACGGTCAACAGCCTCCACGTCTACTTCCTGAGCGACCAGGAGGTGATCCGCACGACCTGGCGGGTGGACGGGCAGCCGTGGCAGGCTTCTGCGCTCACTCCGTTTCAGGGGACGAACACCCAGAGTGCGTTCGTTCTCCTCGAGACCCGCTCGTGAACCGTGGGTGTTGGTGCCGGCCCGCGCGGGCCGGCACCGCCCCTGACCGAATCACCAACCACCCCACGGGGATCGACAGATGCAGTCGAACACGGACCTGATGGAGCAAATTCAGATCGTGTCGGCGTTCGCGCCGGGCACGGACATCAACTCGGACGCCTCCGGCGACTGGGTGAGCCTGAAGAACTTCGACGCCTGCGTGGTGCTGTTCCACAAGGAGGCGGGGACGGCCGGCGACGACCCGGTGATCGTCATCAAGCAGGCGACCGACGTGTCCGGCACGTCCGCCAAGACGGTGACGTTCAACCACATCTACCACAAGATCGGGGCGACCGCCCTCACGGCGATCGGCACGTTCACGAAGGTAAAGCTGACGACGCCCTCGGCCGGCCTCGACCTCGTGAGCGTGAACAGCACGGACCTCCTGTCGGACGTGGGCGAGACGCTGGTGGCGGTCAACGTCCGGGCGTCCGACCTGGACGTGGACAACGGGTTCGACTGCATCCAGCTGTTCATCGAGGGCGACGACATCGGGAACGCGACGAAGGCGGCGGCCTACTACCTCCTCTACGGCGCCCGGCAGGCCGGCAACCCGGTGCCGTCGGCGATCGCGGACTGACCCCCCGGCGGCGCCGCCGGCACCGCCTCCCCTTACGAGACTGACGCATGGCGACGGCGACGGCGGAAGCCCCGACGACGGCGGACCTGACCCTGTTCTTGGCGGACGGCGAGCGGCCGGCGGCGGCGGTACTGGCCGCGGTGCCGGAGCGGGTACTGGCGGCGGCGTGGGCGGCGGGGCTGGTGGAGTTCGGGCGGCGGAAACACAGTGTCAGCGGCCGGCCCGGCGTACCGGAGTCGAAGCCGACCCTGTACCTGGAGGACGGGGCGGAGTGGTCGGGGGCGAAGAAGCCCAGCCACAAGACCCTCAAGGGGGTGCTGACCGACGGCGCCCGCGTGCCCGACTGCGTGGAGTACCGGAAGTACGTCAAGGAAGTGTCCGCCGGCCGGGACGAGGCCGGGCTCGAACGGTTCCGGGTGGTGGCCGACGTGCCCGAGGGGCAGGAATTCCGCTGGAACACGGCCAAGACCGACCGGGCCGAGGCGGTGGCCGAACTCGCCCTGATGGTCCGCCTGACCGACAAGGGGCTCGCCGCGCTGGCGTGAGTCCCGCCCCGCCGGGTTGAGCACCCCGGCGGGCGTACCACAACCCCGTTGTGTTCCCGCCGGCCGACCGCCTCGTCAACGGCAAGGCCGTCTACCATTTGTTCGTTCTCGGCGGAGAACCGACGGG